CCGGATAGGCATCAATTTCATCTAAAAATAAATAACGAACTGGCATAGAGCGCAGGCCAACGGCACTATTGGCTCCAGTTACAACGACAATGCCGCCGGTAAATTCTTTACTTTGGACGGTGTTGCCTGAATCCCGAGAGCGTGGGTCTTTAACTTTATCGCGCAGAGCTGGCGTATCATCAATCAGTGGAGCTAAACGTCCTTTAGACCACCGTTTGCCCATTTCAACAGTAGGTTGAACAACCAGCATAGGACCAGGCGCTTGATCAATGATGTAACCAATCCAGTTATTGCCAGCTTCGGTTCCGCCAATTTGTGCACCTTTCATAAAAATGACTTTTTCAACAGGTGATGATGGCGATAGTGCATCCATGATCTCTTTGAGATAAGGCGTGCGTTCAGTTCGCCATCTGCCTGGTTCAGAAGACGCGGTTTGCGATAACATGCGAAACCCATCAGCCCACTCGGAAACCTTGAGCAGTGGATCAGGCCGCAGCCCTGTATTAAAGCTCATGTGATAAGGCTTACACGTCACGGCTTAATTCCTCCAAAGCAGTTCGGATTTCTTGAAGTAGCACCTCGTGAATTTTGTGAGCGTCATCAATGGAAGCAAGCAGCGAGGCTACTCGGTCAGGGATATTCATCAAACTATCACGAACGATTCTGGCCTTATTAAAAGCAGCCACTTTGACATCTTCTACTGAAACCAGCTCACCAATTTCTGCTTTGGCGCGGGCTTCAAGCAGCTTGCCCCGTTCCATTTCATTTTTGATGCGAGTTTTAAGTAGAAGTGTTGAAAGCTCAGTAACATCAGAAGTGTTTTTGCGGCGCTGTGGTTGGTTTGGATCACGTAAGGCAGCAATTGCGGCATCTGCTTGTTCAACATCCACAAGGCCACCTGTCAATTGAATGACGCCACTTTGCACCAGCTGTCCCGCATATTGTCTTGAAAATCCATGTCGCTTTGCCCACTGCGATTGCTTGATAAGTTCCATAGAACCTACATTTCAATATGGCATGCACACAATTCATCAAAAGTTTGGCTGGTTTTAGCATGCACAGCCTGACGCTTAGTGTAGGATTGCCAGCGCCTTATGATGGTATCGATATATTTGGGATCAAGCTCAATCATGCGGCAGCGACGTTTTGAATGTTCTGCGGCCATTAAGGTGGTACCAGAACCACCAAAGGGATCAAGAACGATATCGCCAGGCTTACTGCTGTTAGAAATAGCACGCTCCATGAGCGCCACTGGTTTCATGGTTGGATGCAAATTGTTAGCGCTGGGCTTATCGATAAACCAGACATCGCCTTGATCTCGGGCACCACACCAATGACGCTCAGCGCCTTCTGGCCAGCCATAAAGAATAGGCTCATATTGCCGTTGATAATCCGCTCTGCCTAAAGAAAAATGATTTTTCGCCCAAATCAAAAAAGTAGACCAATGACCACCGGCTTGCTTAAATACTTTTTGTAAGACCGCCAGTTCAGAGGCTGCCATGCACATATAAATAGCGCCTTTGGTGTTCATGATAATGTTAGAGCAAACGTCATAGAGAAAACTTTCAAAACCTTCGCCAAGATTGTCATTCAAGATTTTATGTTTGTTTTCGCGGGATTTATTGCGCAGTGTATCTTTGATGCTGGCGCCGTAATTGACGTTATAAGGAGGATCACACACCGTGATATCGGCTTGCTCGTCCTCTAGGACAATTTTATAGGAATCAATCAAAGTGCTATCGCCACAATACAGTCGGTGATCACCTAAAATCCATAAATCACCGGGCTTACTGATGATTGGGACGTTGTCTTCGGGATCAACTGCATCGGCTTCAGCAGGTTCTTCAAGATCAATATCGGTTGCATCCAAGAGCTTTTGTATTTCATCAAAATCAAACCCGGTTAATTCCAGATCAAAATTCAGCGCCTGCAAATCTTCCAGTTCAAGTTTGAGTAAATCGTCATCCCAATCAGCCCAATTCGCCGATTGATTGGCAAGCAATCTAAAAGCTTTGATTTGGACTGGTGTTAAATCATCGGCTAAAATGACAGGAATTAATTGTAAACCCAGTTTTTTAGCAGCTTTTAGGCGTAAATGGCCATCAACAACGCTGCCATCGCTTTTAGCAATGACGGGGATACGAAAACCAAATTCTTTGATGGAGGCACACATTTTATCAACCACCGCATCATTTTTGCGGGGATTGCGGGCGTATGCGATAAGATTGTCTATGGGGATATGTTGTATTTGAAGTTCTGTCATAAGCGCACCCGTTCCTTAATATTTGTGTCAAGTGTCAAGGTTTGGGCCAATTCTAACGCTAGTAAAATCCCGGGGCTCTGCCACCCGTCTAACTTAATAGCCAGGGAGGACCCGTGCATACCAATGCCAGGACACGCCTGTGGTGTAATCTGTGTTGTGACCTCTCGAGCGCTCATTAACCCATAGCATTCAACCCTATCTCACATTCATTTATTTCTGTTACCAATCCTTTATTCAGCGTTGCGATTAATAACGTCCGCAGCATGTTAACTATTTTTGTGCGAAAGTTTGAATCAGCTATCACTCAATAAATCCTTTCATTGTTTGCTTGAGAGTTATATTCAGCATTGCGTGTCTATGTGTTCGCCTAAACAAACTATTTCTTCATCGCAGATCGCTTAAACATGCAGCGTAACCTGCGACATCCACCAGACTATCGTAATGGCCAGGGTTCTTTTGTAGCCGAGCAATCTTTAAATCCAGCATCATCAGTCCTACTTGGGCAGGCGTTACAGTAATTCCCAAGAGAAGCGACCAGCGTTTAGCAATATGCTCAAAATTCTCTTTGGGCGAGCCATACATTTTTTGTCGCTCTTCAATCGTTGATATGGATTGCTCCAGTAATCGTTTGCCATTCATTGTTTAACCTCCATGTTGTCTTGTGCCCATAGCAATAACGCCAAGCTATCGGCTTCATTATCATCAACCGGATTAAATCCTTTGGCCTTGATGGCTGTGATGATTTCATCTTTGCTGGCATTACCTTTACCGGTGACATGACGCTTAATCGTACCAACTCCTACACCTTGATAGGGGATCTCATGATCTTCACACCATGCGGTCAAATGCGCTAAAAATCCGCCATAAATATGGGCAGCATCAACGCCTAAATGCCTGCGTACTTCTTCAAAATAAACAGCCTTAATGTCCGCCTTTTGTTTTAGGGAATCCAAAAAATGTCTGAAACGTAAAAAGCGCATACCACCGCCACTAAAGCGTGAGGTATGAAAACTCTCGCTCCCACTAAAGACACGACCCTCAGTGAGCAAGGCCCAGCCGGTTTGCGTGCCTAAATCAAAAGCGAGTATTGCGTCCATCATGTGCGATTCCATCGATTGAATATTGTTGAGTAGAGGTTAGGTTCAGCAAACAGATTTTAGCTGTTCGGCTAATAACAAAAATAAGATCACAAAGGTGCGGCTTAATTTTTAGAGTCGCTCTTCTTCCCGATATATTTTCCATCCATGGGAAATGGTCATAGCCATTCCCATTGGATATGTATATATAGAACCGGCGGGAAGCGGGAAGTGCTTATATATCAAGGGTTTACGACCACTTCCCGGCCGGAAGTAGAAACGGGAACGGGAAGTGGTGGGAAGCCCGGAAACACATATATATCAATGGATTAGCAGATGCCTGATCACTTCCCGCTAGAGCACTTCCCGTCGGGAAGACGGGAACGGGAAGTAGAAAATCAACCTATGTCATAAACCCAAATACTGTTTTTATCATTTTACGCTTATTCAATCTGAGTGACTTAACCCAGCCATTTTACCCCTCATATCCACGAAATTCCAACATTTGATTTTAGCGGTCTTATTTATTTTTACCCCGATCTGAATCTCTCATCCTACCCCCAGTAAAACCTGAGCTGATCCTTGGCCTGCGGTCTTATTTGAAAAGTTAGCGTCCCTGCTGAATTAGAGCCCCTCTCGGCATTCTTGAAGGACACAAACCAATCAAGGAGACCGCTGATGAGATCAAGAAATCGTTACCCAGGGATGGACAACACCATCGTCAAACAAATCCAGTATCACGCATGGCGTTTAAAACAAATGCCCTGTTTTTTTAGCGAAGAAATTGAAGATGTTGAGCAGGAGCTATTGTGTGAAGTCTTTGAGTGCTTAAGCAAATTTAATAAAGAAAAAAGCAGCCTTGGCACCTTTGTCGATCAAATCATTACTCGCCGCTCAAACAATATGATCCAGCGCCGGTTGAGCATTAAGCGTGGTGGACGGACCACAACCATATCACTCGATATTGTGGATGATTTTGGTG